TTATAATCGATAAAAGTTTGGTAGATAAATATGAAATAATAGATGTGCATTGCCATTTGTTTAAAGGATTAGCACATCTGTTTCCGGCTATTTTTCAAAAAGAAAAGAATAATACTGCAGTTTCTTTATTAGATAAGAGTTGTTTTCCTTTTTCTATGGATTTGTTTAATCTTGATAAAATTAGTTATACCGAGTATCCAACAAAGTTATTGAGTGGAAACGGAATTAGAACAAGAATTAAGTTATTCACCGGAGCATTGGTTCTAAACTATGCAACGGTAGAACGACTGATTATGGATATGGATGCAAACGGTATTAGCAAAGCTGTTGTGCAACAGATTAATCCACCTAATAAGAGTTGTGCTGGTGAAATGGATGAAATTGTAAAAGGGAATTCAAGACTTTACACTTTTGGGTCTATACACCCGTATGACGATGATATATTAAGTCAGATAGATATATATATGAAAATGGATATTAAGGGGTGGAAATTAAATCCACATATTTGGGGAATATCGATTGATGATAAAAAGACTATTGCATTGCTGAAGGAATTGGAAAAAACATCCTTGCCAATTATGAGTTGTAGTGGTACGGGCTTACCATCAGATGTGAGAAATTCTAATGTTCCAACAAAGCAAACAAAGAAAGAAGTGATGACGCAGACACTTGCTAAATTCGAAAAAGTGCTTGCTTATATCCCTGATGCAACAGTGATTTTAGCACATGGTGGTAGCTTTGACTTTCCGTATATTATAGATATTCTCAAAAAATATCCCAATACTTATACAGATATTAGTCTTCAACCATCTGAAAATATCAAGCAAATTATTGGTGAAGTTGGAAGCGATAGAATTTTGTTTGGAACAGACTATCCGTTTCTTAATCAGGCTTTTTCTATGCTTTCTGTATTGCGGGCAACAACCGATGAAGAAGAACGAAAAAATATTTTTAGTGATAACGCAAAAAAAATATTGCATCTTTAATTTATAGTAAAAATGCTTGAGGGTTGGGGAGCCACAACTTTCAGTTTGTGGGGTAATCACAACTACAAAATCAGCATCTCCCTCGAATCATAAACAGACTCATCAGACACACATCCACAGCGGATTGCACGGTCAAGAGCCATAATCATGGCAACAGCGCCGTCAATTTTCTCTGTGGATTTTTCTTTGTCCGGCTTGATGTTCCCGGCAGGGTCACGCCTTATGAAAATATTGTCCATCATCCACCGAAGAACCGGGTGACCGTTATGAGCAAGGGTCTGTTCAAGGGTCAGTTTCATCAGTTCTTTGGTAGGCGGTGACATATCCTTGTAACCCTGCCCGAACTGAACCATTGTAAAGCCAAGACCATCAAGGTTCTGCGACATCTGCACTGCTCCCCAGCGGTCAAATGCGATTTCTTTTATATGAAATTTCTGCCCCAGTTCATCTATGAAATTCTCAATAAAACCATAATGAACAACGTTGCCCTCGGTAGTTTTAAGGTATCCTTGCCGTTCCCATACATCATATGGAACATGGTCTCTCCGAACCCTCAAAGGCAGTGTTTCTTCCGGCAGCCAAAAATACGGCAGAACGTAATAATGTTCATCTTCATCTGTTGGCGGAAATACAAGGACGAATGCTGTAATATCCGTAGTGGAGGAAAGGTCAAGACCACCGTAGCAAACACGCCCTGCAAGTTCATCTTCATCAAAGCTGACTTTGCATTTATCCCATTTCTCCATAGGCATCCAGCGGACAGCCTGTTTTACCCATTGATTGAGTCTAAGCTGTCGGAAAGCATTTTCTTCTCCCGGAGTTTCCTTTGCAGAATTACACGCAGCCACAACCTTATCCATACCGATAGTCTTGTCGAGTGATGGATTTGCTTTTTTCCAGACTTTCGGGTCTGTCCAGTCCTCAGATTCATCAGCACCATAGATAACAGGATAAAAAGTCGGGTCATGTTTTCTGCCCTCAATAATATCCTTTGCCTTTTGGTGTACTTCATAGCAGATGCTGTTGGTGTCTGTTCCAGCAGTGGTGATAAGGAAATAAAGCGGCTGCATTCTTGCATCACCGGAACCCTTTGTCATTACGTCAAACAGCTTTCTGTTAGGCTGCGTATGCAATTCATCAAAGACAACTCCGTGAATGTTGAATCCGTGCTTTGAGTAAGCCTCAGCTGAAAGCACCTGATAAAAGCTGTTAGTCGGAATATACACGATACGCTTTTGTGAAGTCAGGATTTTTACACGCTTATTCAGTGCAGGACACATTCTCACCATATCGGCGGCAACATCAAATACAATGGCGGCTTGCTGTCGGTCTGCGGCACAGCCGTAAACCTCGGCACGTTCTTCGCCGTCACCACAGGTGAGTAGTAGCGCAACGGCGGCGGCAAGTTCTGATTTGCCATTTTTCTTGGGAATTTCAATGTATGCAGTATTAAACTGACGATACCCATTAGGTTTCAGAATACCAAACAGGTCACGGATAATCTGTTCCTGCCAGTCGAGTAACTCGAAGTTTTTTCCTGCCCATGTACCTTTGGTATGACTAAGGCATTCGATAAA